TACAGATTGATAAGAAATATTTATGATTAGGACAAAAAAATACCCAACCGAAGCTGGGTATCGTTGCTACATTTGTAGTTAATTGAACGCTTGGTTAAACATTCTTTCAACTTTAGTGCGGTAAGCGGCATCTGTTTTATAACGTGGGTCAGCTACCATTCCCATCAACTCGTCTTTAGATGGCGCACCATCGATAGGCATTGATTGTGTAGGAATACGACCTTCATAGGCTTCGCGTAGTTTAGTTAATGCTTGAATACCTTTTGCAGTACCGCCCATAAACTTAAATTCTTCAAAGTCATCTTTGCCCCAAATGCCTTTCTGAACTAGGCCACCAGCCCACTCAGTCATGCCTTTAATAATAACGTCAGCATTAGGGCCTAACGCTTTCTTCTCTGCAGCAGCATCAAACTTAGCTTGTTGTTGCACAGAGCCAGCTTTCTCTATCACGCCACCAACTAGAGCATCAAGAGCAACTTGGCTTACGCCATACTCTTTAGCCCAACCTGACACGTGTTGACGAACTGGGTCGTCTTCTGGGGTTTCGCCAAATGCTGAGTAATCATAGTTACCATCTTCTGGTGCTTTATGTTTACCTTGGCTAATTTGTTTCCGTAAATCTGTCCAAGATTTTGCTATGGCCTCAAGGTCAGGCTCCGCATCGTCTTTCTTCCAAAAGTTCTCAGGCCACCAATCTGGGCGCTCTAACGGTGAGTCATCTTCTGGTGCTTGTAGATGGCTTATTTCCGACTTGCTTGTATCTACTGGCTCGTTACTTTCTAGTGAAATATTATCCAATAAGCCTTCAGCAGGTTGTTCTCCGCCTTGGGGTTGGGTATTTTCTTCGGTCATTTAAGTTCCTTTGCTTGTTTAATCCGTGCTTCTAAATCCCTAATGACGCTACATTGTCCTTCACGATAAAATGCAAAGCTAGGGTCAGCTCCCGGCACGGCGACAGGATGCTCTAATATTGTATTGCGTAACCAATCCATTAACTTCTTACCATCTTCGTTAGATGCAAGCACACGATGACATAGCTTAGCCAAGTCTTCACGCGCCTGCTCTACCTTGCGTATGTCTGTAGCTTGAAACTCAAGCCCTTCCCATCCATCAAGCGTTGCCATTACATTGCACCTTTCATCGCTTCACCTGCAACTTGCGCCGCCATCTCTGGGTTTTGCTGTGCAGCTTGTTGTGCCATTTGCATAGCCTCTTGCTTCATCATATCACGCTCTGCTGGTGAGTTACGTACTGACTGAGGTATAGCCATCTTATCTGCAATCAAGTCTAGCAACATATCAGTCTTAAGTGCGAACTGACCTTCTGGCCCAGCTTGCTGTGTAATTTGCAAGTATTGCATAATGTTTTGCACATCATCCATATTCTGTGACATGGCTAGTGGTGAGATAGGCGTTACTTTAATCTCAAGGCCGTTTACTTTTAATGGCAAGTCAATGATGCCACGGTCATCCATAATCTGCAGTATCTTCTCTACAAGTGGAACCATAGTCTCGTTAATCAAGCGACCAAAGGCAGAGCCTAGGTTTTGTGATAACTGTTTCATGCGCTCAATAACTTCTGTCGCAGAACGAGCAGACATGTTATCTGGTGGCAATGACTCATCTAGCAATATAGACTTAATGTTCATACGCAAGTCGTTCATCACGATTTGAGATACGTTGAAGTCACCAGCGCGTGGTAGAGGCTTCAATGACTCACCTTGTGGCCCACCGTTACGAGCAACAGGAATAATCACGCCCGGAGCGATTGTGACAGTATTAGGGTTAAGCACACCATCATCAGCCGCAGTATAAACACCAGCAATAGCTAATGACGCATTTTTAAGCACTAACTCTAGCACTTTGTTCAATGTCTTGATGTCAGGCAATGCTGTGATTAATGGGCCACGACCATAGATTTCACCAGCCACTTTCATGTAACGGCTGACAACCCAAGGACTAAACTTCATGCGACGGTAAACAATCTCTGACTTGCTTTCCTTGTGGATAACATGGTAGCAATAGTCACCGCGTTTAGCATCAAACACTGTAGCCTCAATCAACTCGATGTCTTCTGTAGGCTTCTGCTCAATCTTGCTTTTTAATGTGCCTTCAATCTTAGCGTCTTTCCATTGCTGTGATATAGCCTCGCCTTTTAAACGCATACGACGGTACACGTTATCAACACGGCCATTAGCGCCTTCTTCAAATGCAACTAGGAACTGTGGCACTGGGATGAAGTTAATAGGGCTGGTATCATCACCGGGTTGCACCATCATTACTGACGTACCAACGCAAAGGTCTAGCAATGATTCGCCTACTGCAATGTCAAAGTTAGATTGCTTGATAGTAGCAAACATCTTCTCGGTGTAAACGTCTAGCGCACCTTGTGCTTCAGCCTTACGGTCAGCAGGTATATCAGTACCAGCCTCAAGACGACACCACTTAGTTTGCGGTGGAAATATGCCTGACTGCATACGGTTAGCAAAACGTTGTGTAGAGTTGATAGCAGTAGCATCAAAGACACGATTCATCTTCTTAGCGCCGCCTACCTTGCCATCGTAGAATCCGTCATACAGATTACGTTGTGGCAGAGCAAACTCGTAAGCCTCGTCATAAAGAGAGCGGAACTCCTCTTTCTTAGTCAGAGCAATCTCGTGACGTTTTAAAATATCTTCTGGTTTTAATCTCATTTCAGCCATAATTTTTCCTATTCATACCATTCAATTCTTAAGTTACAAGGGTGAGGTTGTGCATTTACATTTTTTAGCCTAAACAAGTATGTTGTCAATGGAGCCAACACAAACTCAAAGCTATAACTGCCACCACCACCCCCTTTGTTACTAGTAGGGATGAACTCAGAATACACCTCTGTGCCTACTGACGTTACAGTTGGAGCAATGACAGCGGCCGCAACGCTAGTTGTAACAACGTTTCTGTTTCTACGATGCTTAGTTAATGCAGTTCCACCAGATGTTGTTGGCGCTTCGTACATATAGAACTCAGACTCACCAGCACTTTCGTATTGAAGGATAAGGTGTGGCGTTGTGCCAGCAGGAAATGCTAATGCAATGTCTATACTAGACCCAGCCGCCAATCCAGCAGAGTATGGGTACATCTTATAAACATAATATGCTCTAGCTTCATGCAGACGTAGATGGTTTACGTCAATCGTAGGCATTGACCTATCAGAGCCAATGACTTGTTGCACACCATCCTTGTCTGTATAGGTCGGCGATACAAACCTAGACTTAGTGCTTATGGATTCGCGTTCAACTTGTATAGCCATTATTTAGGTTTCTTTTTCATAGCAGTCTTAGCTGCTTTCTTAAATGCTGCATCTGTAGGCGCACCTTCTTCACCAGGCTCACGCATTTCTTCTTTAGAGCCAGCTTTAATACGCTCACGCTTTGCATGAATGTTTGCATATAATCCATTTTTCATACTAACCCCCTAATGTGCTTGCTGCTGATAGACCTTCTTGCGCGTTAAGTCTCTCTGCTGAAAGCAACATGCGAGAACCGCCGCGCAAGCGAGCTTTTTTCTTGCCAGCTAATTCTTCAGCCATCAATCTACCTGCATCATTAGTTGCAGTTGCTTCATTCTCAGCTTTAACTTCAGCTAGTTTGGCACGAATTGGTTGCGTTTCTGGAGATTTACTACCTATTATTCCGCCTACCATTTTCCCCATGCTATGCTCCTAGAGTTGTTGATGGAGTTAAGCCTTCTTCAGGGTTTAACCTAGATTCTGACAATAACAAACGTGAACCACCACGCGCCCTAGCTAAACGCTTAGAGGCAATCTGCTCATTTAGGTCACGCTTTTCTTCTTCAGCCTGCACACGCATCTTCTCCGTGTCAGCTTGTGATTGCTTTAATTGCTCTTGAGCTGCTGATGCCGCTGCGCCACCACCACCGCCAATAAGTTTACCCATTCCTATCTCCTAACCATTAAATCATAATCAAGTTTATCGTCGCTATACGCTTCCATAGTACACTCAGATATAAAGCCGATAGCTTTAGCCCAAGAAATAGCACGCGCATCCGATGTTTTAACAGTTATTTGCAATCTATGCAAGCCCATAGCTATCTCACATATATCTGCCACTGTAATTCCTATCTTAGTCATGGCTATTGGCTTTGTTCTTGCTACGTCTCCGATGACAGACCACATCTCTCCAACCCCTTTCCACAGTGGAACACAGCCAAAACAGGCGACTGGCTCACCATACAAAAAGCAAGTAAAAGCAAATCCGTATTGTGATTGAGTTTCTAACAAAGCCTTGACGCCAATGATGCGTTGCGCTGAATAACCAGCAAATTCTCCAGCAGCAATGTTCATGGCATGCTCTATAGCAAACGGCGCAAAGATAACGCCTTTAACTTTAGGCAGATTATCGTTTAGGTCTTTAATACTTAAATACATCAAAGTCACTCATTACCGTTCTTGCAAATATAGGGCCACTAGCGGCTAGTGGATTACGTGTCATACGTTTATGCTCACCGCCACCTAGCATTAAATAGCCAAATGCGTCGCCAACGTGCGAGTGTTCATTCTTGTTTGGTGCATCACGGAACCGTTCTTGCCCTGCGCCTACAGAAACACGCTTAAAATGGTACCCACCAGCTAGTGATTTACGCAACATCTTGCATGAAGTGTCCACAATCAAGCCCGGCTTACCATCAATTAGTCGTTGCATTGGTGCGGCAGCGCCTTCACGACGTACTTTAAAGTCATTTGAGTGAGTTGGTTGCGCTCTTAGCCCAAGTGTTCTCAGATAATCAAAGGCTGTGACCTCATAAATGGCATCTCGTTGCATACCAGCAGGGTCGCCCCACATCATTACTTGTGCTTTTGGGTATCTAGCGTTCAATTCTGCAAGCAATTGCTGACCAAAACGCTCTAGCCCCATATCCTCTGTGACTATTTCATGTAACACAACCCATCTACCATTAGATAAACGCTGTCCAATTACTGCTGCAGGCGTCAAACCAAAGTCCAAACCTATCTGTATTGGCTGTGAATCGTCGTATTCTACGGTAGCAGACATCATTTGGTCGTTGTATTCAGGCCATACAGGGCGACCTTCTTGCACATAGGTATATTTACCCTCTGCATAACAGCGAATCCAGTCTAAGTTCTTACCACCAAGCATCTGTGGATAGTAACCAGCAGGAAGATTGTTTAAGTTCTCGGCTTTAGGATTGATTTTCCACCAGCGACCAGAGGCAAAGATGTGGTCATTGGCTTCAGGATTGTCAGGCAGGTCAGATGGGTCAACTTCTATCACGCCACCAGGCTGATTAAAGAATTTCCAAGCGTATGCGCCAGTTACCTTCTCTTTCTCGGCCACCCTGTGCCACCAATGGTCGTCATCCATAGGGTTGGTGTCCATAAAGACGCCATGCCATGTAGCGCCCCCATCACGCTTAGTAGGATAACGGCCTACCCTGTGTGTAAGCCCATCAATTACAGCCTTTGGTAATTCACGCGCCTCGTTTACCCATGCACCAGTCAGCTCTAATGACAGCAACTTACGCACATCTTTAGGTTGGTCTAGCGCCAAGAAGATAACTTCGCAATCTACACCAGCAGCCTCACCTTTTGCAGGCAAACGGATGTGGTGAGTAATAGGTGGAGTCCAAAGCAATGGGCCAAACGTGGATTCTGGAAACAAGTCTAGCCATGTCTTGATAGTTGTAGTCTTTAACATAGGATAACTGTTACGCACTACGGCAAAACGCGTGTATCGAATGTTATCCACAGGGGATGGCTTCTGCTGTAGCGCTTTAATGAATATCTTGGCGCAGCAAGCGTAGGACTTGCCGCTACCTACAGGCCCCATTAAACCTTGCACAAAGGAATCGTCTTGCAGAAACCTATATACCTCTGGGCTTTTACTGAAGTTTAGGTTTAAGCCATCAAAGGAAACCTGCTTACCACTTTGTTCTTTAACTTTCGCCATCTACTACCTCTGCGTCTATAGGGTCTGGAGCGACAATGTTTACGCCAATGACCGAAGGCTTATCACTTTCTTGGGTTTGGTCAAGGAGCCCAGATGCTTTCGCCAATAACCTGAGTACACCGATTTTATCGAATAGTTCAATATCCAATGTCGTCGTAGCGTTACCGTCCTTGTCATATCGAGTGTTCGATTTAATACTTTTAATCGCCTGTAGCGCATGCTCCGGAATGTCCTTCGACGCCTTAACTTTAATGTTCCCATTTTCATCCCAACTCATTATGTCAGTAAGGTTTGTGTTAGCCATGGTTAACAGTGCATAGGCGAC